GCCTTGGGCTGCTGAGTAATACAGAAAGGAAATCAAATGACTGAAGAAAAAAAGGTCATCACGATTGACGATGTAGACTACACTGAAGATCAGCTAACAGACGCGGCGAAAGCCTGCATCAATCACATCAACTCACTGGATCAAAAGATTGGCAGTGCCAAGTTTAATGTGGAGCAGTTGCAAGTAGGCCGTGACGCATTTGTTCAGCTACTAAAGGCAGAATTGCCCGAGGAATAAGATCGCATGACCGCATATTATGTTCAGCCAGAACCCAGCGCAGCAGGCGGTGAAACGTACTGGCTAGAGGGGTATGCGGTCGGCGACGCCAAGTTTGCCGCAGCGCAATCAGATGGCACAAGCACCACACTCGCAGCACCAACACGCATTCAGTTTGCAAGCATGCTATCGGAGGGCGAGGTTACAACGCTATTCGGCGGCAACCGTGTTGTAGCAGGCGCATTGGCGCAATCCCCAGCATCTGCAACGCTGACAGGCATAACACGTGTTCGCACGACTGGCGTAAAGGCCGTGGCGACATCGACGACACTGGTCGGAGCATTCCGTGTTCGCGTGGGCGGCAGCTTATCTGAGGCGCAAGGCACTGGCCTCGTTGGAGGCAACTTCATAATAGACGCCTACGCTGTTCCGCGCAGTTTATACGTTGACGAAGGCTACTATGAACCAAACTACGTTGACTACGCAATTTCATCATATTCGTTGGTTCAGCCAAACGTCATCCGCACACGCATAGGAATTGCCCCAAGCGCGCAAGGCACAATGCCAGTGAGTGCTGGGTTAATTCGCACAAACACAGGCGCACTATCGGTAGGCTTAAGTGCGACAATCGCTGGCGGTGCTATGACGTACAATAGCAACGCGTTTCTACAGGAGGCAGCATCAACGGTGCTTGCGTCACTGTCTGAGAAGTGGATTGACCTTGCGGAAGACACGGACAACTGGACAGACTTATCGGAAGACACAAGTATCTGGACGGACATATCTGAAGATAACGACACATGGACTAACCTCAGTCCTCTAACATAGACGAAAAGTAAAAACTGCTGTATGTTAGCAGCAAAGGAGACATCACATGGCTATCACGCTCACCAAACCCACAGTCGGCGGTTCTGACGGCACATGGGGTACTACTATAAACAATACGCTGGATGCTGTTGCTAATTACCTAGACGGCGACAGCGAAATCACACCAGACCTGACATCTGGTTCATGGAAAATTAGCGGCACAGCGGTTACTGCTACGGCTGCGCAGATCAATCTGCTATCGTCACTCACAGCCACAGCGACAGAGCTGAACTACACAGATGGCGTAACGTCTAGCATCCAGACGCAGCTTGACGCAAAAGCGGCAACGGCATCGCCTACGTTTACAACCAAAATCGTCACGCCAAAGGTAGAGTTCTCAAACTGGACAATCACTGAAACGTCTGGCGTTTTGTACTTTGCAACGGGTGGCGTGAACAAAATGAAACTCGACGCCTCTGGAAACCTTACAGTAGTTGGTGACATCACAGCATTTGGAACGATCTAATGGCGCTACAATCATCTGGCAACGCAATTAGTTTCAGCGACATCCAGACTGAGTTTGGTGGCGAAAATCCTATCAGCATGTCAGAATATTATCGTGAAGGTGTCTATGTAACGACTAATAATTCTAGCATCGCAACATCTGGCGAAACATCGCTTTCCGACTTTTACGACACGGTTCTTGCTCAAACAGTTGTTTACGAATTTATTGGTGGCGGCGGCGAAGGTGCGGGTGGTTACTACGGCACTGGCAACGGTAATGATGGAAATGATACTTTAATTGCGTCAGCCAGTGGAACTTCGTTTAGCACTGTAACATCGTCAGGCGGTGTTGGCGGGACGCAGCCTGCCCCTTATAGCGGTAACTTTAGAGTTGGTGAAGCAGGTGAAGCATCACACTACGGATCGGGTGGCGCTGGTGGCTTAAACTCTAATAGCGGAAATCAAACAGCAGGCTTTCCCGCACCTTCTACGTCTTATGGCGCAGGCGGCGGTGGTGGTGGAGCCGCACCATTTAGCGCCAACAACGGCGGTGGGGGCGGTAAAGCGGCTACAAGGCAGACAGGTACGCTTTATTTAGCGCCTAGCTCTACTATTACCGTGACTATAGGTGCAGGCGGTACAGGCAACGCAGGCGGCGGTGATGGCGCAAGCGGATATGTCAAGTTTACTGTCGGGAATGACGTGCAAGCATTTACATCATCAGGAACATATACGGTGCCAGCATGACATTAATACCTTTAGATATACCCGCAGGCGTTTACAAAAACGGTACTGATCTTGAAGGCCAAGGTAGGTGGCAAGACGCGTCGCTGGTTCGCTGGCGTGACAATACGCTGCGCCCCGTAGGTGGGTGGCAGTCTCGCAAAGCAGGATTTAGCGCAAATCCAATTCGTGGCTTTCACACTTGGGAAGCAAATGATGGCTCTCGCTTCTATGCAGGCGGTTCGTTTAACGAGTTAAAGGTTTCAACAGCCGACAATACAGTGTACGACATTACACCATCTGATTTGACGGCAGGCGATGAGCACAGCACATTAGAAACTGGCTATGGGTACGGCAACTACGGCGTTGGAACGTATGGCACAGAGCGTTCAGCGTTCGGTTCTTATAGCGAAGCTAATAGCTGGCAGCTAGACAACTTTGGTGAAAACTTGATTGCGTGTTCGTATGCAGACGGGCGTTTGCTAGAGTGGTCTTTAAACGTGGCTAACGACGCGGCTGTCATTTCTAACGCGCCAACAGGGAACTTAGGCGTAGTTGTAACAGAAGAACGGATTGTGTTTGCGTTAGGCGCAGCCAATAACCCACGCAAGGTGCAGTGGTGCGATATTGAGAATAACACAGATTGGACGCCAACAGCGTCAAATCAAGCAGGCGACATTGAATTGCAAACTGCTGGGCAGATTATGCAAGGCATACGCACTAGGGGTCAGGTGCTAATACTCACGGACATCGACGCACACAGTGCGCGATACAGTGGCCCACCGTTTGTCTATGGCTTCCAGCGTGTCGGCACTGCATGTGGTGCGATTTCTCGCATGGCGGCTGTAGACACGGACGCAGGCGTGTTCTGGATGGGTCAGCGCGGTTTCTTCCGCTTTGATGGTAACGTCGTGCAAGAAATACCGTGTGATGTGTTTGACCATGTGTTTGGCGAACTGCAAGACCGCAATAAGTCTAAGACGTGGGCTTTTAATAACTCTGAGTTTGGTGAAGTTTGGTGGTTTTACCAGTCTGATGCTCAAAACGACAGTGGCGAAATCGACAAGTATGTCGCCTACGATTATAAGGAAAACCACTGGCACATTGGCGTGTTGTCTCGCACGGCGGGTGCGCCTCGCGGTGTTTTCCGTAATGCGTTTATGGTCGACAGCACGGACGTGTACCATCATGAGGTGGCTGGCACAGGTGCTACAAATATGTTTGCCGAGACAGGCCCGATCCAGTTGGGCAACGGCGACAATATCATGCACGTTACACAGATGATTGCAGACGAACGCACAAAGGGCGACGTACAACTTAAATTTAAGACGCGCTTTTACCCGAATGGGGATGAAGTGGAGCATGGGCCATTTGACCCTGCAACGCCTACTGGGTTACGTCTGGCGGGTCGTCAATTTAAGATGCGCATTGAGCCTGATGACGGATCAAACTTCCGCGTAGGCATCGTGCGCGTTGACGCGCAGCAAGGGGGTAAGCGGTAATGCCTATACCTAACCTGCCAGTTATTGGTACAAGTCTTGACCAGTGGGGCAGGCAGCTCACACAATATCTGACCCTTAACTTGTCAAAGTTAGGATTTAAGACGTCCGCTGATAATCCGTCGCAGAATGGCGTTATCCTGTGGGATGACGTGAATGGGTATCCTGTAGTATCCAAGAACAACGAGTTTCGTCAGATCGTCTTAGAGGATGGACACGCATCTTTTTATCGCACAACTGATGTCACCGCAGCGGCTACAGACACGGCGTACGCAATAACGTACGATGCGCCCACAGGCAACGAGGGCATTGATCGGGATGCTACAGACAACAGCAAGATTGTGTTTGAGGAAGCAGGCGAATACGTTGTCATGTTTTCCGCGCAGATTTCATCAACGTCATCTAGCACAGTTAAGTTCTATTTCTGGCCCAAGCTAAACGGTACGGATGCAACCAACAATACCATTGTGTATTCGTTGCATCAGAATGACGCGACTGTCGTCGTATCGCGCGGTGCTAAGTTTGACGTAAGTGCTGGCGATTACTTGCAAGTTATGTGGGCGGTAGACGGCACATCTGGCTATTTAGACGCATCAGCGGCAACGTCATTTAGCCCAGCGGCGCCAGCAACAACCTTACATATAACAAGGATGCATGGATGAGGGTTCCCGTTTGAGTGATAATGTTGTAAACTTTGAAC